CTCATTAGTTCAACATTACACCTTGAAAGGCACCGGTTTTGGAGTTCGGATTTAGGGGCCTATAAGCTAACTGGTCAAGGTTAGTCGCGTTTATTAATCGCTGGAAAGAAGCTAAAGGAGCTTCAGGGGGTTGTAGAAGACGGCAGGTGTGGGGTGCCTGTCGTCGCTGGGACGTCGGATTCCTAGTTCGACGTACCCGTCTTCAGACGGGGTGCGTGGAGAGTTTGGGGGGGGTATGTCGGTTGATCGCAAGTTCTCAGGTAGGGAAAATGCGGAGGGGTACTGAGCCACGATCTCGCGCTGGTGAGCGGTTGTTGACATCGTGGGGATCAGATTGGTAATTGGGTGAGCATCTAAAATCAGCTGAACGCTGACGTCGTCATTTGCTGTAACGGTTCCAACGCTAAAGTCGTTGGGGAACCACATCTCTCCTCCGGAGTGACCTACGATGTAGGAAAACGTCCTGCTGGCTTGTACTAAGTCGACGGGATGGTTTACCTGTAGGTTTAGTTGGACCTCTGTGTAACCTCCTTCTGCGGAGGCGTAATGAGGATCCGGGGTGAGACCCGAGCCATCTCCTACTGTGGAGTAGGACATGTCGGGAACACCTGCAGCTCCACCGAATCCGCCACGGTTTGCTGTGATAATAACTCTGAGCGTAAAGGCAAACGGCGTCACACCAGCGGGAATACTGATGCAATCGAAACCGTTTCTGCTTTGCTCTGGAGCTAAGAACTTGATGCCGTAAGAATCCAAGTTACTGAAGCCGGGTTTGGAGGCGTCGAAGTAATCGACACCTTCTACGCCCGACATGGTAAACAAGGGGGCTGTTGTGGAAGTTGCCATGGAGGCTGTTCGTAGTCCGTTGTAACTGGGCGAGCCGTGTTTTGCATTAGACTCGGGAGAGGAAAAGTCTACATCGTATTCGATGGAGAGAAATCCGGTCATTTTGTCTGGGGCTGGGGCGGCTACGCCGTAAGCGTCAGGGACGGTGGCTAGGTTTTCCACTCCTACGTATAGGCGGCCGACGGATAAGTCGGTTGATTCGCCAGGAGTTGTGGAAACGAACAGGGCGTTGGTCCCGTCTCGAGAGAGAGCGTACTTCGGCACATTTAACTGTGCGTCAGTCCACGGGGCAAAGCCAGTTGCGCCAGCTATCATTTGCAACTCCAACTCGGAGGTTGGGGGTGCGTCGTAATAGTCTGGTTCGTAAGCCATGACAATCCTTCCTTCAGTGGTAGCTGAACAGGAAGGGTGGTAGTTTACTTTTAGGTGGTGAAACCTAAAACGTTCATAGTTCTGGGCTATTTTCGAGAGCCAAGGGAAAAGAATGCTAGATCCGGGGTTTATAGGAAAGGGAGTTGCTTTGAACTCCGCAGACACCACAACCCCGATATCGATGATCTCGGTCCTTGACAGTCTCATTTTTGAGCCTGAACCAGCGTCGTTGCCTCCTGGGGAGGTGTAAGACGAACCGACAGTTAAAGGCGCGGAGAAGAGTTTGTCTCCACCACGCGTGTCGATTTCTTCGATAAACGGGTCTTGGTCGTTTGAGGGGTGAACCCAACCATCGTTCCCGTTGTGAGGCCATTCTACACGACCGTCATCGGCTCCATCTTGTTCGTCCTCAGCGATTTCTCCTGCGGTAGGAGGGTCATAGCTGGGATGAAACGGCCCGGAAGGGGGTCGATGATGAGGTGGTTGATGCGGGTCGTAAGGTTGGTCCTGACGAGGGTGGCGGTTGTTGGGTTTTTCACGTCCGTAAGAGGTTCTAGAAAGTCTACGGGCTTTCATGAACATTTTGTGATGCCCTGAGAGTACTGACATGCCAATGTCAAAGTACTTTTGGGGCAATGATAACTGCGACATTTCACTGATGAACTTGGAGTAGGATGTCATCTTGAGAACGGTTTTAAGAGTTTTGTGGACTCGACCGTTTCGTTTTAGACCAACGTATTCGACAGCAGCTTTGAGCCATTTGGCTTTAACTTTGTCAGGAACGCTGGAATAGAGTTTCCAACCAATGGCTTTGATTAGCACTTGGTAGGATCCTAGCAACAAGGGTTCTCCGCTTTGTTTCAATTCTGAAAGCAAAGCAAGAGGAACATCAATGAAACCAGAGGGTGCTGGGTTGCCCTTTGATTCCACACGCGAGTATGGAACCGCCGCTCCGAGTTGTCTGCGGTATTCGCTACAGGCTGGTTTGGAACGACGGGGTTTCTTTTTATTTGGTTTTGTTTTGTTTTTGTTTTTGTGAACGGGGTTGACTGGGCCCTTGTTCTTTTTCTTTTTGAGCGGTTTGCGGCTGCTCGAAGGTTTATTTTTATTAAAATTCATTGCGCTTTTGCGTAATTATTTTACGCCGGTTGAACTTGCAACTAGTTCCCCGTTCCCACGTTGGCTTACAACTTGAAATCCACGAGCCTCAGAGCCAAAGGCTCAGGGCGCCGAAACTGGGTAGAATCGGATAGGATCTCCTGTAGTTTGCCCACTAAAGGGTCTTCTGAATCAGGTTGGCACCATTTTTCCTTGATGCAATCTAACAACTGGTCAAAGGTTTCTGGGTAATCGGCGGTGCAGATTGCACCTTCGATCGACCCACCAATGGCATCGAGTGTTTCTTCGCTAAGGATGGTTGGCCTGGTTAGAAGCTTGTAAGCGGACTTGGCTACATTTTGCCTGTTGGCAACACTGTAGTACTTTCCGCTGTCAGGGTGACGGTATGTCACGAAGTCATGTGAGTTTAACTCAAAGTTGGTCCAAGGCATGATACCATCTAAATTAGGTCCAGCGTCCGAGGTGCTTTCCCAACCGTACTTTTTGTAGTAGGCTAGGCGAGCAACGGGATCGTTGGCGTCTTCGATGGCGTCATCGCCATTGGCCATAGCTCTGAGAGCACCAGCACATATGGCTAGCATTACTCTGGCTCTTGAGTTGTCCGAGGAAGTTAACTTGCTTCCGGACAACATAATTCCTAACAGGTGTAAAGGAAGGCCTATCAAGGTTCCGTCGGGTGTGACCAAGACGCAATTCACGTAGCCATGGTACCAAGAGGTAACCATTGATTCGTAAATTTGTTTTTGTAGTGAGACTGACTTGAGATCGCCACTGAAAGTGGTTTTCTCTAGCCTGAATTTCATGTTAAAGTCATGCATCTGGCGCGAGAAGCTCCAGTCCCAATATTTCATATCGGTGGCTAAAACTTTTCCTCCTTTTGCTAACTTGTGCACGTATTCTACGGTGCGCTTGTTTTGCTCAGCGGTGTCCATTCCCATTCCTGCTTTGGAAGGGATTTTCCACCATTGCTTGATTTCGGCTTTGTTAGTGCCTGCAAACAAGATGTGAGCTACGACGGCGTCAATAAGAGATACACCGCAAATAAGGCGCATACGGCCTTCTGCAACTTTGCTGTTGCTATGCGGTTCTCCTTTGACGAATACTCTTACTAAATCGCGCAAATTTGTATTGTCCAAACCCGTGTCACGGGCTCTGAGTTTACTTTCTCTGGAACCACGAGGAGGGACTTTGTGTTGGATCAAGTAGATCAAACGATCTACGATCTTTTCCACAATTTCATCTCCGCGGGCTTTGAGAAATTCGGCGTTGTTGGAGTATTCCATAATATAAGGGGCTCCAGAAGTAGCGGACCCTTTTACAGAGGATAAACAGGCATCTCTGATCAATTCAGTCACGCTGTCTTCATCTTCAGTCTCTACAAATTCTTTGAGGGCTGAGGAGATGTTGTGCGTGAGTTTGATTCTGGATTCCTGGATTGCTCGATCAGCTTTGTTTTCAGGTCTATTAACATTTTCGTCGCCATGACGAGGACCCTGATTGGTCAGGGCTTCGTAATCGGCTATGCGTTTGAGCTGAAGCAAGATGGTCGGTCCTCTGGCTTCTGGGTACAACTTTAGAAGAGTTTTTGAGGCTCTTTCTAGGTCTGCTTCTGGGATTGCAGGCGCGTCAGTTTTGTTGACGGCTCGCTTTTTGCCCATAATTTGGAGACTAGTTAAAACGGCTTTTGCTCCACGCTTGGCCTGGTTGTATTTTTCCAGTGTTGACATCAACTTTTCAAACTTTTCATCGAGCGGCTGTTTGCCTTTCGTGGGTGGAAAGGTTATGAAGGCTCGACCTAAGTGTCTTAGGGAATCTGGTTGATCTGGGTGTCCGATTGGTTTGCACTTTTCGAACAAATACTGTTGGTATTCTACTAATCCTTTGATTATGGTTCTGGGTTCTTCCTTGGTCTCCGCTTGGGATTCCAACTGGGCGGAGGGTTCGGTTAAGGGTAAAGGGGGGGCGTGTCTACTTCTGCGAATAGAAGGGACTGCTCCTCTAAACCCTCTCTCAATGGGGGCCCTAGAAACCGGCGTGGGTTTTAGGGTTTTAGCTGGCACACGGGGCGATTGTGCTGCGAGGAATGCCTGCATCCTAGCTTCAAACTGAGTTTCGTACTCTTGACGCAGGCGTTCTCTGGAGTCTGCAATAAATTGCATTTGCCAGTTCACTGAGTTGAACGGGTAATTGTTTTCATTAAACGCTTGTTCGTCCCCGGGATGGAACTCACTATCGTCGTCAGAACTGCTTGACACCAATCTGGGGATTGATGGAAAATCGTCTAAGGCCTCTGCCTTGTTCTCCTCTTCGTCGACGGGATATTTGGAATCAATATCGCGGTCTTCGAAATCAGACGCTGTGTCAAGTAGAACATCAAGCTGTGGCTCGATGGTTGACTCCAACACGACTGAGGTTTTGTCAGGCACTAAAACAAACCGCTTGCATTCGTCATGAATTACATAGGGTTGTAGTGCCAAACTTTCTTGAGGGGAAACTAATGACGTCTTAGACTCATAATTTGCGAGGGAAGCTCCAAAGTCATCGAATTCGTTGTTAAGCGCGCGAGCGTAATCGACTTCGTCCATATACTTCGCGGCTTCTTCTACTTCTTCGGTGGCTTTGTCATAAACACGTGCTCTACCTTCCCATGATGGGTCGGGCTGATGAGCGAACATGTCCATGTAAACTTGATTGACTTCATGCATGAACGTTTGGTGATAAACGTCCATAAATTTGACTGCGTCAAACCGCTGGTTTGACTTGACAAAAGCACGAACTGCTTCCTCGATATTATAAGCCTCCTTCATGTCGTCGACTATGGCTTGGTAAGTGGTGTAACTTTCCAGCACGGCCGAACCGGCAGAAGGGGGTGGCCTAGCCTTTCTGGTAAAGGGGTCGGCTGCTTTAAGGAATATTGACAGGTTGGTAGCTACGTTTGCATGATGGCCGTTTAAGATTAAACTGCCTGTGATCATAGCTCCTATCGTTCCTTTCTCACCCTGGGTAATTTTCCCGCCACTCGCTCCTCCTGTATTAGGAGTGGAAGCGAAATAGGCGATGGAGGCTGCAGTGCCTATGTGATTGTTTCTTAACAACTTCTTTTCAGTTGTTGATAAAGAACGCAAACGACTTGAGCACCGAGAGGTGTAGTGTTCCAAATTTATAGAAAAATGGGCACTCACCTGATTACCGGGTTTTAGATGTACAATCTTTGAAGGTTTCACTTGTAGCAAGCTCCAAAGTTTGTCTGGTACTTTTATTAACACAACGTCTAATTCTTTAGACGCGAACACCACTGAACTTTCAGTGGGATCCCAGTTGTACAAACTGCCCCTAGATTTAACTACGGAGCCGTTTACAACGGTTGTGGTTTTTGCAGCTGCATTGAACAGCTGAATAGATTGCCCCCCTAGGTAGGATTTGGCGACGTTCTTTCGACCATCGTCTTCGCCTGGTTTGGACCCCCCATACATCACATGAAATGCGGTTGCTAGGAGGGTTGATCCAGGGTTTTCGTCGTCGAAATAGGTGCCGGCTGTTCTAAGCCTGCAACCCATTCCAATTAACGAGTTACCTGTGGGTTTTGTACTGGGTTCACACCCGTGCACTTGAAAATCATAAACGTAATTTGGAGTGACTCGTTCTTTAGAACCATCAATCTGACTTTCCTGTATGGCTTGGTCAGTCTGATCTTTGGCTTTGAACATTATCTTAAATTGTTTTACCAATTTATCCATTTCACTTTTCTTGAGTTTCTTTATTTTGGGTGACGGTTCAATTAACATTTTGTTGATCTCTGCTTGCCTGATGTGGTAAGCATAGCGCAACATATAGTAACTGAACACGATGGCAGTTATTATTAACATAAAAACTGCGACACGCGCTTCGGGCTCTTTCAACATACACAACATTGCTGTTGATAACATTGTCAAAGCCACAATGGCGAACAAGCCAAAATAAAACAGTGCGGTTAACAGTCTATCTTTCCTTTTATAGCTCTTCATCTTGTCGACGAAGGTTTCTATTGGAGGAAACAGATAAACGTGTAATTTCTGACACGCGTCTAATAGTGCGACCTGCGAATCGAAGGCCACTTGTACTATAAACGTGAACTCCAGGCACGTCGTTAGTTCTGTACCGTACAATGAACGATGAATGCCTATGTAGGAAGTAGGATCGAAAATTCGATCATAAACTTCTTCTTGCATGAAATCGGACACTGTTTGTTTTACAGGGAAGTCCACAAACAAGTGTATGCAAGCGTAAGCGGACCAATAAGCCATAGTGGCTATGATTCGCTTTACACTTAAATTGTACTTGCTTTTTGTTGCTGTTAACGTTTCACAATCATATTGATCGAAACAACAGCTGGTTCGGGCTAACACCATGAACTTGTCTGAACGGTATAGGTCTAGCGCTGCTATCATCGTCATTAGGATTGCTAACGACAGACTATAACTCTGCTGAGCGCCACGAAGACCGGTAGTGGTCGACATGGCTAGACAAAGCGCCTGGCCTGTGATCCTGACAAGAAAGTTTCTTTCAAACGCACAAAGGCGCCTTAGGAAACAGATCGGTGACTGAATCAACAGGTGGAAGTAAAATAATACTAGGGCATAGAAGACAGTGGAAACACTGATGATTTCGGTTAAGATGATTGAGTTTTGTGTCATCTTGAACTTGATCCAATTCAAT